GAAATTCGTAGATGAGAAAGGGCGTGAGGAGGATGTAAGGAACAGCATTAAGTCTCTTACTGAGAGTGAGCGTATGATCCAGTTTAGCTACAAGCCGGAAGATGGGTATGAGACACTTCTTGATAAGATCAAATACCTCGTAGCTGCTTATAACGTGGACTTTGTGTTCTTTGAGCCTATCCAAGACCTAGTGACAGGCACCGACAAGGAAGGACAACTTGCTGATCTATCCTCACGTCTAGGAACTATGGCTTCTGACATTGGTGTGGGTATCGTAACTATTGCCCACCAGAACAAAGATGGTGATACTATGTATGCCAGTATGATTGGCAAGAAAGCAGCCTTTGAGATTATCCTTGAGCGTAACCAAGAAGCGGAAGACTTGACAGATCGCAATAGAACCTTTATCAAGGTGGGAAGAAAGAATCGGGTTGGTCTTGGGAATGGTCCTGCTGGTGCTTTTGACTTTGACCATAACAGCTACAAACTGAAGCCTGTGGTTGGTCCGGTGGAACCTACTAGGAAGGAAACGGATGATGACTTTTGATAAGAACACAAATCTTATCGTAGTAGTAGAGAGTGTGGAGGACCATGAAGACGGGAGTGCTTGGATAAAGGGGAAACTTAGTGCAGGAAGTAGTATTTGATACTGAGACTAACGGTCTAGCTTACGATTGTGACAAGATGCACATTCTGAGTTATACCTACGATGGAAAAGCTTACCACAGCACAGGGGAATATGAGGAGATGCGTAAGTTCTTCATGCAAGAAGATACCCTTTTTGTGTGCCACAATAGTGTTCCGTTTGATATGGTTGTGGTTAATCGTGTGCTTGGCCTAGAGATGGACTACAAGAAGTTCGTAGACACACTAGCCCTGAGTTGGTTCCTAGAGCCTAAGCGTGACAAACATGGGTTGGGTAGCTACCAGAAAGAATCTGGGGTGGAGAAGCCTCAAGTAGACGATTGGGAGAATGTTACGTGGGAACAGATGAAGCACCGCTGTGAGAGTGACGTAAAGATTAACTGGTATGTTTGGCAGAAGCAGCGCAAGAAACTACAGGAGATTTACAGTTGAAAGAACTATCAAGTGATATACTCAGATTCTTGCGCTACCTCAGCTTCAAACAGGATTGCCTACGTGGGCAGGAGGAATACCCAATTACTGTGGATGTAGCTAAGGCACAGAGGCACTACGACGAACTCTACAAGATCAAGATGGAGAAAACAGAAGCACTCGCCAAGGCTATGCCTAAGAAGCCTGTTGAGAAGCAACGTAAGAAGCCTGCTGTAATGCAGAAGCAAGACGGAAGCATTAGTGCTCTTGGTGAGAAGTGGTATCAACTGCTTAAAGAACATATGTTGCCTAGCACCACAGAGGGGCCTGTAACGGTCATAGAAGGCTGGGAGGATGGAAACCCTAATAGCCCTCAGCAAGTTAAAGAGTGGCTCTACAGCCTAGGTTGGAAGCCTTGTACGTACAAATATGATAGGAACAAAGACACAGGGGAAGAGAAGAAGATCGAACAGGTACGCTACAGCAGTGCTAGTGATCCTCGTAAGGGGCAACTGACTGAAAGCGTATTGAAGCTAAAAGCCAAAGACCCTGCTATTGAGGTTCTTGAGGGGTTGACAGTAGCTACACACCGTATGAGTATCTTCAAAGCCTTTATTGAATCTGCCAGTAGTGAGGGTAAGGTTGTAGCTAGTGCTGGTGGGCTGACTAACACCCTTCGATTGAAGCACCGTTCCCCTATCGTTAATCTACCAAAAGTAGGTTCACCTTGGGGAGAGGAAATCAGGGGGTGTATCGTAGCACCAGAAGGTTATACTGTGTGTGGTGCTGATGTTGTTTCGCTTGAGGACAACACTAAGCGCCACTACATGAAGCCGCTAGACCCTGAGTATGTAGAGTCTATGGATGTAGAAGGTTTTGACCCACACATGAAATTGCTAGTGATAGCAGGAAAGATTACGGAGGAAGACTATGAGTTCTTCATAACCACAGAAGAGACCAACAGTGATAGATATAAGAAGCTAAAAGCTATGCGTAGCCCAGCTAAAGTGACTAACTACAGTTCGCTCTATGGTGTAGGTGCTACTAAGTTGGCTCGTGAGGCTGGAATGACAAAGAAGGAAGCTGAGGCACTTATCAATGCGTTCTGGGCTATGAACTGGTCTATTAAGCAGGTAGCTAAGCAGGCTTTTGTGAGAACACTTAAAGATGGAAGCATGTGGGTCAAGAACCCTGTCAGCGGCTTCTACTACAGTCTTCGTAATGATCGTGACACATGGTCTACTCTAAACCAAGGCACTGGCGTTTTCGTGTTTGACTTGTGGGTTATGAAGTGTAGGGCTAAAGGCGTTAAGTTCTCTTTGCAGTATCATGATGAGCACCTATCGTATGTAAAGACTAACAACGAAGACCAACATAAGCAACTACTGGAGGATGCTATGAAAGAGGTAAACGAAACCCTAAAACTTAATGTGGAGATTACGAGTGATATTCAGTTTGGATCAAGCTACGCTGCTGTCCACTGATTCTAGTAACATAACTGCAACAACCAAACTAAATAAGTAGAAAACTGGAGTAGTTTGTCCAAAAAAGGACTTTATATATACTACCAGAGAAACAAAAGGAATACCCGACAACATGGCTAAAATTACATTTGATATGGTTCTCGCATACGCTAAGGTGTTTGACCTCCCGGAGGATAAACGAGGTCTTCCCGGTGACTTGGATCGTGGGGATGCTAAATCCTCCCAGAAGTGGCTCCGTGAGTTGGCTAAGAACCCCGTAGCAACAGTAGATGCTTACTTTACCTCTGAGGAAGACATTGGTAAGCTGCTGGAGCACCCAAACTTCGAGAACTTGGTGGTCAACCCACAGACAGGGGAAGAGAGCACACGCATTAAGAACGGAGACCCTGAATTGGGTATTGGTAAGTTCATTAAGCTTAAGCGCAAGTTCAACGACACGGTAGAGTTTGTGGACAACAAGACAGGCGACCTCAAGACTGTTGACAAAGGTGGAGCACCAGCAGTAAAGATTCTGGATACTACAGGAGAGGATAAAGTGTTTGTAGAGTATGACTATACTACTCTTGGTTCTCCTGCTAACGGTACACTGTCCAAGGTTCGCTTTGAACTCTACGGTAAAGGTGCTACACGCTTGGAGGCTCTTGGCATTACTGAGTTGGTGCAGTATGTGCCGGGGGATGATTACGAACAGGAGGACTTTTAATTTTGCCGCTAGTTAAAACAACGATTGAGTATAAAGAGGAGTTTGGGCGTCAAGAGGCGTCCAGCTTCCAACGTGAGGTAGAAGACCTAGACCCTAACGATGCACTTTGGTACTGCGTTAAGGTTCTTGAGACTCTAGGCTACGACTGTAGCAAGCTTCAGATGCTAACCTCAGACGGTAAAATGTACGAAACAGATTGGTAGAACTTATGGGTGTTTATATGGACTATAGTGCGTCAGTAATAGGTTATACAAAACCCGTGTTACACGGCCTAGAGACACCCGAAGAGCTTATAGCATACTGTGCAAGGGTATCATCCGGTAGGCCGCAAGAAGAATGGGGGGAGGATTATTCAGGTCTACTCAAGTATTGCCAGCGCAACAGTCATTGGTCTATCTTTTCTATGGCTGATGTTGTGGTTGAGGTTGACTGCCCAAGAGATATTGCTAGGCAGATACTTCGGCACAAGTCTTTTGATTTCCAAGAGTTTAGTCAAAGGTACTCTGACGAAATAACTTTTACTGGAAGGGAATTACGCAGACAAGACACCAAAAACAGACAAAACTCAGTCGATGATTTCACGGATAAAGATAAAATTGAGTGGGAGAACGACATAAATATGGTAAAATCAATGGTTGGTGATCTGTATGATAAGTGGCGTGATCGCGGTGCAGCCAAAGAGTGCATAAGGGTAATCTTGCCAGAGGGTTTAACCATGAGTAAAACTATGATGAAAGGTTCCGCCCGTTCTTGGCTTCACTACATTACAGTAAGGGATGATTGGGGTGTAACACAAAAGGAGCATGTTTTGGTAGCTAGGGCAATTAAGGAAGCCTTGAAGACAGTGTTACCCACTGTGATTGGTGGTATGGATGGGTAAGCCAACAACAATAACCAAAGCTGTAGTAGATGCGGACATAGTGGCATATCGTGCAGCAGCAGGAACAGATGGTCAAACTGAAGCAGATACCAGAGATAAAGTAGACGCACTTATGGAGTATATCGTGGGAGAGACTATCGTGTTTCCTACAGCCTCTAACTTAGAGTGTTACCTTACTGGTAGTGGAAACTTCCGTTATGAAATCGCCAAGACTGCACCATACAAGGGAAACAGGAGTGGAGAGAAGCCTAAGAACCTACCAGCAGCTAGAGCACACCTAGTAAACAAATGGGGTGCAGTAGTAAGCGAAGGGGAAGAGGCTGATGATCTAATCGGTATTGCAGCTACTAATAATGATCCTGAAACAACAGTAGTTGCCACAATAGATAAAGATATGCTTCAGTTAGCCTGTTGGCACTTTAACTTTGTGAAGAACTCTTGGGTTAAGGTTGGTGAGGAAGAAGGCAACAAGTTTTTCTATACTCAAGTTCTGACAGGGGACAGTGCTGACAACATTGTGGGTCTGTATCGGGTTGGTCCTAAGACAGCAGAGAAGATGCTTGATGGCCTAACCACAGAACAGGAACTCTACAAAGCTTGTGTGGAAGCATATGATGGGGATGCAGAACGTGTGTTAGAGAACGCCAGACTTCTTTGGCTTAGACGTTACGAGGGGGAGATATGGTCGCCACCAGAGATCAATTCAGGTCAGGTTTAGAGTATCGTGTAGCTAAACAGCTAGAAGATCGGGGCTACACTTACGATTACGAACAGACAAAGATTCCCTACCAACGTAAGCCCTCTACATACTTGGTTGACTTCGAGTTGCACAACGGTATTATAATTGAGACCAAGGGGAGGTTCAAGTCAGAGGATAGGGCAAAGCACTTGTTGATTAAGAAGCAGCACCCTGAGTTGGATATTAGGTTTGTTTTTAGCAACAGCAATAGTAAGCTGTATAAAGGCAGCAAGAATACCTACGCTAGTTGGTGTGACAAGCACGGGTTCCTTTATTCGGATAAGGTTATACCAGAAAGTTGGTTGAATGAATAATATACTAACAGCAAGTCCTACACATATGAGTGTTACTACCGAGGTTCCTACAGTAGAGTGGATTGATAATCATGCAGACAAGGATAAGATTTGGGCTTTGGTTGTCAAAGTTAGGAATGAGTCTTACAAAGAGGGGATTGATCATGGCTGGGCTGACGCCAGAGATGTCTACAAGTCTTGGAAGCGGGAGTGAAATCAAAATACACAGCGTAATAGAAGGGCCATTCACCCCAGAGGATATGGAAGAATACTGGGACGGACCGCCAGACTCAGAAGCCTACCTCGTAGTTAGGGTAGAGCATAATGGGGAGGTGCAAGACGTAGAGTGGTACTTCGCAACACTAGATGAATCATACGAGTGGATTAAGCACTTTAAGAAGAGCATTGATCCTATCGTTATTACAGGGGCAGGAACTTATGGGTAAAGACTATTTGATTATACCAGACCCCCATGCCCATCCAGACCACAACAACGATAGAGCAGATTGGCTAGGGAAGTTCATTAAGGACCGTAAGCCTGATGTTGTAGTCAACATGGGTGATACTTGGGACTTACCTTCTTTGAGTAGCTTCGATAAGGGTAAGGCTTCTTTCAATGGAGCTAACTACGAAAAGGATATGGATGCAGGTTTGGACTTCCAAGACCGTATGTGGCACCCCATTAAGAAAGCTAAGAAGAAGCAGCCACGTAAGGTGTTCCTAGAAGGTAATCACGAGAGAAGGCTTCATAAAGTGTTGGAGTATGAGCCTCATCTAGCAGGGGATCGCTACGGCATTAGCTACAAGAACTTTCAGCTTGAGCACTACTACCATGATATTGTAAACTACGAGGGTGGAACACCGGGTATCATCACTATAGATGAGATTAGTTTTGCTCACTTCTTTGTTAGCGGTCTTATGGGTAGACCTATCGGTGGAGAGCATCATGCGGCTTCCCTGTTGTCTAAGAACTACTCTAGCTGTGTAGCTGCTCATAGTCATACTGTAGATTGGTCTGTCAAATCGGGTTCTAATGGCAAGAAGATTATGGGGCTTGTAGCAGGTGTGTATCAGGACTATCAGAGTGGTTGGGCAGGGTCGTGTAACAATCTGTGGTGGCAAGGTTTGGTTTACCTGAGGAATGTAGATGGTGGAACTTACGACCCTGAGTTCATCTCTATCAATTCTTTGAGGAAAGAGTATGGGTAAACGTGAAGAAGTAAAGAAGCCTAAAGTAGATAAGGACTTTTACGCTACGGTTGATCCTGACGCTGTAACACCTTTGATACCTTGCATCCGTGGTAAGACCTACGCAGAGCCATTCTACGGGGAGGGAGACCTAGAAGACCTTCTGATGGATGCTGCTACATGCAAGTGGCGTAGCGAC